GCTAGCCATCTAGGAAATGAAAGAAGAAAATCTGCTCAAATGAAAAAAGGCGTGAACCCTAATCATTAATGATTAGTAGCTACCAAATAGGCTCTTCGGAGCCTATTTTTTTCAGTAAATAAACGCATGTCATTAAACAAAGATACAACGCTAATCAAGACGGCCCATAAAACCCAGAAGTGGACTGAGCAGGATATTCTTGACTTAGAAGCATGTATGGACCCAGTTAACGGTCACAAGTATTTTTTAAAAAACTTTTTCTATATTCAGCATCCAACACGTGGGCAAATAAAATATCAAGCCTACGGTTATCAAGATGCACTAGTAGATAGTTTACATAACTTTCGATTCAACGTAAACATGCTACCACGTCAAAGTGGTAAGACAACTACAGCGGTTGGGTACTTGTTATGGTATGCAATGTTTAATAAAGATTCAACATTACTAATTGCCGCGCACAAATATACAGGTGCTCAGGAAATTATGCAACGTCTGCGTTATGCATACGAAACATGTCCAGACCATATAAGGTGCGGGGTTACAAGTTATAACAAACAGTCAATTGAATTCGATAACGGTTCACGTATTGTAGCGCAGACAACTACAGAAAACACAGGTCGTGGTATGTCTATTACGCTATTATATTGTGACGAGTTTGCGTTCGTTCCGCCTAACATTGGTAAAGAATTCTGGACTTCAATATCTCCTACACTGGCGACTGGTGGTAAAGCTATTATCACATCAACACCTAACTCAGACGAAGATCAGTTTGCTGAAATTTGGTTTGGTGCTAACCGAAAATTTGATGAGAATGGGGAAGAACAGGAAATAGGTGAAAACGGATTTCACGCATATACTAGCCATTGGTCAGATCATCCAGATCGAGACGACGAATGGATGAAGGTAGAAATGTCTCGCATTGGCGAAGAACGTTTCCGTCGTGAATATGGTTGCGAATTCTTAATCTATGACGAAACTTTAATTAACAGTATTGCCTTAGCAGAGATGTCTGGCGTGGAGCCGCTGTTAAGACAAGGACAAGTACGATGGTACAAAAAGATAGATCCTAAACAAACTTATATTGTTAGTTTAGACCCTGCACTAGGCACAGGCGGAAACTATGCAGGTATTGAAATTGTTGCTATTCCTGCTTTTGAACAAGTAGGTGAGTGGCAAAACAACATGACTCCTGTACAAGCACAGGCTCGTATTTTACGAGATATTTGTAAGTTTATCAATGATGAATGCCAAGCACAAGGCACGACGGCAAACATATATTATTCAGTAGAAAACAATACTGTAGGTGAAGCCGCACTTATATCTATACAAGAAATTGGCGAAGAAAGTATACCTGGAATGTTTTTAAGTGAGCCTATAAAGAAAGGTCATGTCCGCCGATTCCGCAAGGGTTTTAATACAACAAATGTGGCTAAATTATCTGCTTGTGCAAAATTAAAACATCTTATAGAACACAAAACACTAAAAATTTACAGTAAATTGTTAATCACACAGCTAAAAGCGTTTATAGCTAATGGTGCCGCATTTGAAGCAAAAGTGGGACAATATGACGACTTAGTAAGCTCTATGTTGCTTAATACTCGCATGATTATGATGTTACAAGACTGGGATCCAGCAATTTACGAGAAATTTAACGAGCATCCGGACGATGAATTAGTTCTCCCTATGCCCATATACATTAATCATGTATTTTAACTAAATATTGTAATGAACGCTTTAGAAATTATTTCACAAGACCTATTCGACAAAGTACGTAGCCGCTTCCCTAACCTCCAAATGGGAGACGAAGCAGGTGCTGTTACTCTTGAACCCAAAGATGCAAGATTCTTTGATTTTGACTTTGTATTAGAAGGCAATGATTTAGGGCGTATTAGTATTTCAATTAACGAAGTAGGCAGTTTAAAGGTATTTTATAGCCAGGGTATTTTAGAAGGAGTTGATCATGTATCTGCAGGTATGTGGTATGATTTCTTGAAAGAAATGCGCCAATTTGCTAAACGCAGATTGCTACGTTTTGATACTAGAGATATTACAAAAGGAAATCTAGACAAGAACGATTTCCAATACCTTGCACAAAATGGAACACAGGAAAATAATATGAACGAAGCATCTTACTATGGTAGTTCGATGAGTAGCTATCGCAAACTTGAAGATACCAAACTCATTCTACGTCATTCTAAAGCAGTAGAAGAAGGCCAACCAGGCGCACGTAGCCGTCACATTAGTTCAATCTTTATTGAAAATGCAGAAGGTGAGCGTTTTAAATATCCGTTCATTCATTTAGCTGGTGCTAAGGCAATGCAACGTCACGTAGCTAACGGGGGTAATCCTTACGATCCTGCTGGACAAGCCATTGTAAGTATGAGTGAAGCTATTAATCAATTAGGACGATTCAAACGTCATTTTGGATCTAATTCTCAGTTAAACGATGACATAAACACTATTGTTACTCGTGCAAAAAGCAAATTAGATACATTACGTACAACGGTTGAACAAATTAGTAAGCAAGGTCATTACGAACAATGGATGGAAAATTTTAGTCCATCTAGTTTACCTGAATTAGACGATGTTACTCGTGAAGAATACAAATCAAAATTTACAATACAACAATTTGATGAAACACTAACTGATGTGTTTCCTTTGCTACATGCTATTATGCAAGAAACTAGCGAAATTGAATTAGATGAATACGTAAGTGAAAACGCTGAATCTGACATTTGTCCAGACTGTAAAGAAGACCCATGTGTTTGTGATGACGAAGATGATGCCAAGAAAGAAGGCTTTGATGCATTTGCTAGTTGGGCAGATGAAGTTGTAGAAAATACTCCACACTTAAAAAATCCAGATACTCCTGCAATTGATCGTAAGAAAGCAGGATACAAACTATCACATGACGATGTTAAGAATCATACAAATAAACACAAATATGATTTTTACAAACGCCGCACAGGTGAAAAACATCCAGAAGATACCCGCGATATGGACGAAGGTTATTATTTAGGTCCAGAGGATCTTCCAGAGTGGACTAGAGATGCGTTACAACGTGTTAAGAATGGTGAAGTTCGTGATTGGACAGAACTATACAGCGAACTTGTTGGTGATTTAGGTATTGATGACAACAAAGCCGATCATATTGCAAAACGTGTATTTGGTTACAAGGGCGTAGACAAAACTTTACGTAAAGGTCCACCACCTGACGAAATCGGAGCACCTCAATCAGATGATGATGACAATGATGATGACGCTTTCTTAAATAAGATGCGCCAGCGTGTAAAACATCAAGGATCGATTGGACAAGACACAACTGATTTTGGCGCAGAAATGGGCGAAGAAACTGAACAACAACCTCAAGGTAGCATCAAAGAAATTGCTGAAATGGTAAAATCTATGTTTGATGGTATTAGCGGTAAATTCCCACTAGGCGAAACAGGTGTTGTTACTCGTATTAGAAAAGAATTTGGCGATCGTGCAGGCGAACTAGCAGAACGTCTAGTAGTTCATTTAAAACAAAAGCACGAATCATTACACCAAATGGAATCCATTCGTAGACTAAGCGGTCTACCAGCTCTCACAGAAGCAGAAAAGAAAAAGTGGATCCAAGATGCTACTAAGAACAAAGGCGGTTTACACAAAGCGTTAGGTGTTCCAGCAGGCGAAAAGATTCCAAAAGGTAAACTAACGGTTAAACCAGGCGATAGTGCTAAGGTCAAGAAAGAAAAAACTCTTGCTAAGACTTTAAGTAAGCTACGAAAATAATCGGTTAAAATTACCGGATTTTCAGTCAGGTTATACTTGACATGATAAATAAAAGTGCGTACAATAACATGTATGCACTTTTTCTTTTTAGTCAGTTGGCTTTAAAAGAATGGCACATAAAATTAAATTATAAGGAAAATCATTATGGCAACTTTAGCAGAAATCAGAGCAAAACTTCAAGCATCATCTCAACAAAACACTGGTGGCTCAACTGGTGGAGACAACGCAATTTACCCCCATTGGAATATCGCAGAAGGATCACAGGCAACTGTTCGTTTCTTACCTGACGGAGATCCAAACAACACTTTCTTCTGGATCGAACGTGCAATGATTAAATTGCCTTTCGCAGGAGTTAAAGGTGAAACAAATTCCAAACCAGTTACAGTACAAGTTCCTTGTATGGAAATGTGGGGAGAAACTTGTCCAATTTTAACTGAGGTACGTCCTTGGTTTAAAGACAAGAGCTTGGAAGAAATGGGTCGTAAATATTGGAAAAAGCGTTCATACTTGTTCCAAGGCTTTGTAGTTGATAGCAAACTACAAGAAGACAAAAAGCCAGAAAACCCAATCCGTCGATTCATCATCGGCAGTCAAATTCACAACATCATCAAGAATGCTTTGATGGACAGTGAAATCGAAGAATTGCCAACAGACTATGTCCGTGGCTTAGACTTCAAAATTACAAAAACATCTAAAGGTGGTTATGCTGACTACTCTACTTCAACTTGGGCTCGTCGTGAACGTGCTTTGAGTGCGGAAGAACAAGCGGCAATTGATCAGTACGGATTGTTTGATCTTAAGAGCTTCTTACCTAAGAAGCCGGGCGAAGTCGAACTCAAGGTTATGAAAGAAATGTTTGAAGCGTCAGTAGACGGCGAAGCATTTGACATGGACCGTTGGGGACAATATTTCAAACCAGCAGGTATGGGTGGTAGCGGTTCTGCAACAGGATCTAATGCTCCTGTAGCAAAGGCGGCTCCTGTTTCTACTGGGGAAGATGATGACATCCCTTTTGAGAGTGCGGCGTCAGCACCCGCAAGTCAAGTTGCTGAATCTGCTCCTGTGGAGGCGAAAGCTACACCAGCGGCTGGCAGTGAAGCAAGTGCAAGAGCCCAAGATATCCTTGCAATGATTCGTAACCGTCAAAAACAATAATTAGGAGATAGACTATGAGTAAGGCCTTCGATATTTCGAAGTTCCGAAAGTCTATCACTAAATCTATTGATGGCTTAGGAATTGGTTTCAATGATCCAACAGATTGGATCTCAACTGGCAACTATGCACTAAACTATCTTATCTCAGGGGACTTCTTTAAGGGAGTTCCCCTTGGTAAGGTTACAGTTTTTGCAGGTGAGTCAGGAGCAGGTAAATCATATATCTGTTCTGGTAATATTATTAAACATGCTCAAGAACAAGGCATTTATGTAGTCTTAATTGACTCAGAAAATGCATTAGATAAGGCATGGTTAGAAGCATTAGGTGTTGATATTTCAGAAGATAAACTCCTGAAACTTAACATGGCAATGATTGATGATGTGGCTAAAACTATCAACGAGTTTATGAGCGAATACAAATCAATGGATGCTACAGATCGTCCAAAGGTTTTGTTTGTTATCGATTCATTAGGTATGTTGCTAACACCAACAGACGTTAATCAATTTGAAGCAGGAGACTTAAAAGGTGATATGGGTAGAAAGCCTAAAGCACTTACGGCGCTGGTTCGTAATTGTGTTAATATGTTTGGTAATTACAACGTCGGCTTGGTATGTACTAATCACACATACGCTTCGCAAGATATGTTTGATCCAGACGATAAAATCTCAGGCGGACAAGGCTTCGTTTACGCATCTTCTATCGTGGTTGCCATGAAGAAGTTGAAGTTAAAAGAAGACGAAGATGGTAATAAGGTTAGTGATGTATTAGGTATTCGTAGTGCTTGTAAGATTATGAAGACTCGTTACGCTAAACCATTTGAAACTGTTCAAGTTAAGATTCCATATTCAACTGGTATGGCTCCAACCTCCGGTTTGGTTGACATGTTCGAGAAAATGGGTGTATTATCTAAAGTCGGGAATAAATTAGCATACACTAGTAAAGAAACTGGTGAGATCGTTGCAGAATTCCGTAAGAACTGGACTGAAGATAAGTTACATATTATTATGAAAGAATGGGACGCTTCGGCTGTTGCAACAACTACAACACTTGATACAGAGGAAGAAGAAGCATAATGGATGAAAATCTAATTATTACATTGTGGGACGTTTTTAGAGAATATATCCCTGAAAAAAATCGTGAAATGGCGGCAAATCAGTATGTTGATTTTTTGTTAGGTAACGATATTGAAGCAAGTACATTATCTGGATATATGGGCTATGACCCCCATCTTGATGATGCAATTAAAGTAGTAGTAGACGAAGAAAGCGAGTCTGAAGAATCAGATGATGATTATGATGACTACGAAGACGAGGATTATTAATGTGGTACAGTAAGGTTAGTAGAGATATTTCTCACTTGCCCGACTGTATTGAGTATTATTATTCTCAATTAGACGAGGCTAGGAAGGAAGTAAAGGTATATGGCAATCTTGAGAAAGCCAGTGCCGCACTTCCTGGCATCGT